TAAAATATTTCCAATTAATTTTTTATCTGACTCAATCTTAGCTGCATTTTTCTTTCTTAACTCGTCTATTGAATCTTTGGAAGAAAAGAAATCACGAAGTGTTTCTCCTAGGCTTCTAGCCTCGTCTTGAGTCATTCCTTCGATTCTACTCTCCGCCATGTCTGTAACAAGGACAGAAGTTTCTTTGAAACGATCTTGTTCTCCGTTAACCTGATCCCCATCAGCAAAGCCTCTTAAAAAATCTAAAGAGTTTATACTTTCAAAATAACCTGGCATTAATAATATTCCCTTTTATGTCTTCTGTTCCGTGGTTCATCTTCATAATCATCACCTAATCCAACCCAATGCCCTTGTCTAAATCTCATCAAAGCCTGTGTTGTAGAATCAACTAAGTCATCATGCTCACCGTATGGAAAAGCAGCGCATTCCTCAATTAACTCTTCTGCCCAAGCTTCTCCTTCAGGATACCATACGACACCCGATTGAAACAATGGAGCGACTGAATTTACTCTACTCAACTTATCATTGCCTTTGCTCGGTGTAAAGTTGATAACAGGAATACCACGCATTCGTAGTTCTTGCGTTAACGGTGTACCTGAGGCTTTTGCTTCGATGACCACGGACTCCGGTTCCCAATACTTGTAACTATTATAAGCAATCTCTTTCATCTCAGGAAAGTCCCACCTGCCTTTCTTCATATCTAATAAAATTATATTAGGTGTTTTTTCGTCTGGCATAAAGATACCCCATGTAGTGATAGCGGAGTAGTCTGCTGTTTCTTTTCTACTATACGCTGTGTCATAACTTTGAATAACGTGCATTAAACCAGGCATCTTAGGTTGATTCCATTTTCTCCACCACTCTCTTTTGATGATAGCACCTTCTTCGGCAGTAGGAATCTGTTGCCACTGAGCATTCCACTTGGCAATAGAGATAGACGCTTTCACCGCTTCTAATTCTTCTAACTTCCAATACTCTGGCCATACAGGTTTGTCCGAAGGCATAATAGCAGGGAACTCGACTATCTCCCATTGATCCGCTTTGGGTTGTCCTTGGGCCTTGATCAGTTCTCCAGTAATATCTTTTGTATTCCAACGAGTCATCACAATGACAATCGCACCCCCTGGTTGTAAACGCTGACGAGGACCTGAAGAATACCACTCCCACGCATTCTCTAACGCTGTAGAACTTAAAGCGTCTTGTTCAGAATGGGGGTCGTCAATAATGAGTAGATCCGCACCTCGACCTGTAATAGCTCCGCCGACACCTGCAGAAAAGTATTCTCCACCTTGATTCGTTTCCCATCGACCCGCAGCTTTGGAGTCCGCCGATAATTCCATGCCTGGAAAAATATTTTGATCATCTTGTGTGTCGATTAAGTTTATAACTTTACGACCGAACCTTTGTGCAAGTTCCGCTGTGTGAGAGGTTTGAATGATCTTGAGCCGTGGTTCACGGCCCATCATCCACGCAGGAAATAAAAAAGATGCAAATTCAGATTTCGTATGTCGAGGTGGCATGTTGACAATTTATCTTTTATTTTTCTTATTGGCAATGTCTTCAAATTTTTTTGCAATAATTTTATGGTGTCGTCCAGCAATGAACTCTGGCCATACAGATTTAACAAATAACAAAAAGTCTTCTTTCTGACCTTTTTGTAATTCTAAAATTTTTTTTCTGAGAAGGAGTTTCTTTAACGTCTCTTCTTGCTCAAAGGGGGATAGCCCCTCGATATTGATTCCCATTGACTTTATATAGCAAATTGGGACTCCTTTTTCAAAACTTTTTGTGGGAGTTTGTGTATGTGCAAAACTTGGACTTTAGACCTTCTGTGTAATGGTAAGTTAAAAAGGGGGGGAGTGGGTGCAAAAAAAACGACTTTTGACTTTCGAAAACCAATGGGACTACTAGATATAGTAGTTAAGCTGCCAATTATGGTACTAGATATAGATAGGGATTTAATAGATGGGAATGGATCAGGAAACCCTGAAATAGAAAAAGCTAGGGCAAGAATATCACCCTAGCTTTAAATAAATAATTAATTATTTAAGTGTTTCTCTAATTCTCTAGTCACTTGTTCAGTGATTGAATTAGACATATCACTTGGCTTATTCTGAATGACAGTTAACAAAGTTCTAACCATGTTAGTCTTAGTCATGTCATTAGATGTTAACCAAGTCATTACACATGACTCAAGAGCAGAGGCATAAACCCAACCTAACATATCTCTTTGCCATTGATTATTAAGGTGTTTAGTAGTCGACTTCTCACCACCTTGAATAATCTGTAAGACTTTTTCTAAGTCAGTTGACATTCTTATATTCTTCCTTTCTATCTAAGATTAGATACCATGTTGGGATAAATTACAACAACAAAATAATTTATTTTTAATTTTTTATTCACACCTGTTTTATGCTTAGTGCTTCCTTATAATAGTAAACACCAACCCCCAACCAATTAAATGATTGAGCAACTCTGGTCTCGCTCGCGACGGACTTTATGATATAGGGTACTATCTAACAAAAGGATACGAAACTCGGGGATTTTTGATTCACGAATCACGCCACAACCCTTCACTCTGGAGCGCGGGTGTCTTCTCTATATAGTGCTGTACCAAAAATCAAGATATAGTAGCCTCGGATTTTCCGAAGCCCTATATCTTGTTGTCAACTGAAAGGAATGTGATTCAACTCCCGCTCGCTCCCGCGGGAACTTTCTTTAATGGGGTCTCATATGACCAGGGATACAGATCCCTCGGATTTTTAGAGTAACAGATTGATCCATCCGCCCACCTGATGGAGGAGATCTAGGCAGCCTCCAGCCACCAAGAACCCAATTAATAGGAACGTGCCGCCCCGCATCTCAAACCCGATGGCAAGCAACACGCCCCAAATAATACCTGCTAAGGCTATAGCATTCAAGCAGTAGCCCTGCCAACGATGCCGTCAGCGATTGTTTCTGTTATACCGTGTCCATGCCAGGGACGCTGTTGAACCCTGAAGCAAATGTCCCCGGTTGCTGGATCTTCCCAGAGCCTGACCTTCACACAGCCCTGCCAGCTTGCAGCTGTAGTGCCCACGGCTTGATGGCCTCGGGCTGTAGGCTGGGTTCTCCTTGCAGACTCGTCAATGACAGCGTAGAACTTACTCATTGCCATCTCCTTCCTGGGTATATTCATCCATCCAATCACGAACCAGTTCCACCTGGTCCTGACCGTTTATAATGGACAAAAGCAAAACCTTCGCTTTTTGTGGAAAGCTTTTCCCATGCACGTTATTGTTTATATACTCTTCTAGCTGCTTTTCGCTATAATCGTAATCAAATGACATTCTAATGTCCTCCTATTTCTAATATAAATATAGCAACTTATCCCAACATTACAAGGCTTTTTAATTTTTTTTTACGAATCACGTAACGCCAACCACGCCTGGCCCGGTAGCTCTTTGTATTATATGCCATATCAAAAGTGGGGAGACAGCAGCTCGGGATTTTTGCAAGGTTTTTGATTCACGAATCACGGCAAACCAACACTAATGCACCTGCCTTTACAACATTTTCGATTCGCTCCGGCGCGCTCCTGACAGCAGCTCTCTATTATATGCCATGTCAAAATCGGGAAACAATTTCAAGGGATTTTTTGGCGTGATTCAGGTTTTGCTGTCCTGTCCATCAGGAGCGGGATCCAGGTAGCTCTCTATATATACCATGCCACTATATCTAGGGGTCAGTGTTCTCGGATTTTCTAGATGTTGTGGAAAATGTCACGAATCGAAGATTCTCTGGTTCCGGTCCCGCTCCCGCGGGAAACTATACCATAACCATGGTGCGTGAATCGGGGGTCGAGCATCAGGGATTTTTCTATCTCTTTCCAGGGATAAGGCTGCTTGAAACATGCAACGTGGCTCTTGGACTTAAAGCCATCGGTTGACGCATCTTGAACCACGAATCCTGGAAATATTTTGAGCTGCCTCAAAGAGAGGCTTTCGGCAAGTATATAATTGGGAATGTTATACTCAGACAGCTTGAGATTTATAGCAACTTGCTGTGGACTTAGTCCCAACTTGTTAATTTTTGTACACTTCAATTCAGCCCAAAACGTGCCTGGTAGCTTAGTCTCTTCATGCTCATAAAGACCATATAAATCAGGTATTCCAGGCGTTGACCAAGAGTCCATTTTTAAGAAATGTATTTTTTGACAGTTTGATCTTAATTTTGTTGCAAATCTGCCTTCAGGTGTCGATGCCATTAGCTGTGTACCTACCTTTCTCATCTCTCTTTTGCATCTTTTTTAACCAAATATCTCTGTCCACTTGCACTCTACATTTACCATCATCAAACACATACAACAGCTTCACACCCATATCCTTTTGGGTTTCACTTAGTGTTCTATTGATCAATTGCTTAGAGCCTAACGTGTCTTTGTTATTTCTAAATGATGCTGACTTTACGTCAAACAATTCTATATTGCCTAGATCATTGATAGCAACAATGTCTACAGGACCATACCCAAACACATTACTAAATACATAGTAACCTTTATCCAATAGCCACATAATAGCAGCTTGATGTGCCCAACTACCCTTGAGGTGCTTCTCGTTCGTCACTGACATCTATAACTTTTTTAGCAGAGTCACCTGACAATCTATTCTCAAGCTCTTTAATCTTTGCATCTACTTCCTCCATGCTCATACTGTCAATAGTTCCATACTTGATTTCTTTTTTATCAATGTACAATCCTGCCACCTGGCCACGATTTTTTTCAGCAGCTACAGCAGCGTTCCAATTACCTGCTTCCTCAGCTTTTTGTGAAAGTTCAAACATTCTTTTCAAATGCTTATCATAACTTGTTTCATACTTTCTATAAAACTGAACACGGTAATGATTTATTGCTTCAACGACATTCGGAAACATTTTAGGGTTTTGCATATTACTAGCTTGTTGTCTTGCAGTCTTCGCTGAGAAGCCACATTCTATAGCTATGTTTGTTGCTGTTTTTCTACCCTCGTACAAAACTATTAACTGTGCAAACTTCGCTTGTTTAGGAGTTAGTCCTGGAAAATGATCAAACCTCTCCTGCAAACTTGTTGTTACGTCTGTTACGTGTGTTACGTCAGTATTTGTCATCTAAATACACTTTTAC